GTTGAGGGGTTGAAGCGCGAGCTGCATGAGGAACGCCAGCGACGATTGGCAAAGCCATTACGACCTGGAAGCCATCGCCAACGAAAGGTGTTCGCCAAGATTGTGGACAAGGCAGTAAAGGAGGCCAAGGATGGCCAAGACGCATCCGAGTGAGGTCTTCCGCCTCGCCCCGTGCCTGACCTCCGACGAGCTGCTGGTGCTCCTCGCCCTGGCCGACTACGGCGCCCGGATCTTCCCGTCGCAGGCTGCCCTAGCGGCCAAGACGAGGCTCCACCGCACCACCGTGAACCGGGCCTTGCAGTCGCTCCGGAAGAAGGAGGTGGTCCGCGCCAAGGGGTTCGGCAAGGCGCTCACCTACATGCTCGACCTGTCGCAGGGAGCGACACCCACGTGTAGCGGGGAGCGACAGGTGGTGTCGCTGCCGGCTACAGGTGGTGTAGCAGGGAGCGACAGGGATCCTAACTATAGAACTAACCACCAACCTAACCAAGGCGCGGCTGACGCCGCAGCCGGAGGGGTGGAGGTTCCTTCGGATGTGGAGGCGCGGATTCGGATGCGGGATCCTCGGGCAGACATCGTGGCCCAAGCCAGGGTGTGCGCGAAGGTGATGGTCCAGCACGGCTTGACCTTCGACGAGGCTTCCCGCTGCTGGCGCGACCTCTGCCTCGGGTGGGCTCGCACCGGCAGGTCGGCGTACGACCTCCTGAACGAACAGGTCCAGCAGCTCGCCGGGGCTCGGGACGTTCGTGCCGTTCTCCTGCACCGGCTGAAGGGGGTGGCGGCGTGAGCTGGCTAGCGGAGCGAAAGACCGCCATCAAGCGCCAGGAGGATCGCGACCGTGCCTGGCACGACGCGAACCGTGCGGCGCTGCCCGAACGTGCCAACCAGATCCTGGACGCATTGTGGCGAACCATCGTCGTGCAAGAGCGGTGCATGGAACTGCTTACCAAGGAGCTGAACGAGGCTCGTGGAGGCAAGAACCCCGACGCCAGGCACGACCGGCCCGAGGAGGTCGTGGTGGTCAAGGTCGGAAGGCACCGAGTACGGGAGATCAAGCGATGAACAGCCGAGCAAAGGGCTCCCGAGGGGAGCTGGAGGCGGCACGCGTGCTGACCGAGTGCACGGGGGTCGAGTGGCGTCGCACGGCCCAGCGCTGGGGCAAGGCCAAGGCCGACCTTGAGCCCGTCCAGGGAGATTCTGCCCTGCACGTCGAGGTCAAGGTGCGCGGCCACCGGCTGACGCACTGGCAACGCAGGGCAGAGAAGCAGGTGCTGAGCATCACGGACGACGGGATGCTCTTCTGCCTGCTCTCGAACCTGCACCGCGTGAGGGAGCAGACCTTGCTCCCCGAGCGTGCGCCGCAGTGCAAGGCCGTCGAGGGGTTCATGGCGCAGGCCATCCGGGACGCCGACGATGGCAAGATCCCGGTCGTGGTGTGCAGGCAGGACCATGGCCCATGGCTGATCGCGTGGCGCAACGAGGACGATGACCGTTTCTGCGAGGCCGTGCGTGGCGCTGCGTAGGTGGAAGTTCAAAGGCAGCTTGGGCGAGCCGTTCAGGCTCGAAGCGCCCAAGCCCGTGCGCAACTGGCGCAGGCAGAAGCACTACCGCCAGGTGAACCTGCAATGCGCCAACTGCGGTGCGGTGGGTGAGCTGGAAACGGATCACGTCGTGCCGCTGCATCGAGGTGGCAAGGACGAGTGGACCAACCTGCAAAGCCTGTGCAAGGAATGCCATGCAGCGAAGACCGCGCGCGAAGCAGGCGAACGAGCAGGGTGAAGCAACTGCTTCACCCCCCCCATTGACCCCGAGCCCCCCTCGGCCCGTCGGGGACCGCGTTGGGGGAACCGTCAAAACCGACCGACGGCGTAAGCACCGCCCGAAGCCGCCTTTATGCGCGCAGCAGGCGGACGCCTACGCGGAGGCGGTCCTGGATGGCTCCACGACGGCCAACGCCCGGATCCGCGACGCCTGCCGCCGCTACCTGGCCGAGCGGGCCGACCCGGCGGCGCACGCGGTCTGGTGGGACGAGCAGCGGGCCGAGGACGCGCGCGCCTTCGCGCTGAAGTGCGGGCAGGGCGCCGAGGCCGGCGCGGGGCAGCCCCTGGTCTGGATGCCCTGGCAGTGCATGGTGGCGATGGTCCTGCTCGCCAGGCGGCGGGTGATCGACGGCCGGCGCTCCGACACGCCCGCGACGAAGGCGCTGCTGCTGGCGGTCGCACGCGGCAACGGTAAGACCGAGTTCGCGGCGAGCCTGCTGATGGCGGCGATGCGCGACCCCGGCAGCCGGCTGGAGTTCTGCTCGGTGGCCCCGGACGGCCGGCTCGCCCAGAAGACCTTTGAGCGGATGCAGACCATGTGCGGGACGCTCGCCGGCGACGTGGCCGACAAGGACGAGGACAGCTGGAAGGCGACGGGCGGCTCGACGCCTGCGCACCCCGGCCGCGTGCGCCACGGCGGGAATCGGTACATCTCGCTGCCCTGCACGGACAAGGCGCTCGACGGCCTGACGGCGCGCCTCGTCATCGCCGACGAGGTCGCCCGCATGGACAAGGCGTTCGGCCGGCTGCTGACGGGCCTCGCCAAGTTCGCCACCAGCCAGCTGCTCGCCATCACGACCCCCGACCCGGAGCAGAAGACCCGCCCGATCTGGGGCTACTGGGACCAGCTGGAGCGCGCCATCGCCGACGGCAGCCCGTACCCGGCCGGCTGGTGGCCGATGCTCTACGGCCTCGAGCAGGATGACCAGGCGGCGGACCCGTCGGCGTGGGGCAAGGCCCACCCCGGACTTGGCACGATCATCGACCCGACGCAGCTCGAGCTCTCGGCGCGGACCATGCTCCAGTCGGGCGACCCCGAGCAGATCGCCGAGTTTGAGACGCAGCTTGCTTGCCGCTACCACGAAATCGCCACCACCGACGTGGACCTGTCGGTGCTCGAGCGGCAGATGCAGCCCTGCGACTGGTCCCGCCTCCAGGGCGCGCCGGCCGTCATCGGCCTGGACCTCTCCCGAGGCGGCTACGGACCGCAGCTGGACCTCACCACCATGTGCCTGATGGTCGTGGACGGGCCGCAGCTGCGCGCCCGGAACGTCTCCTGGTGGGCCGGGCTCGACATGGCCCTGGACGAGAAGCGGTGCCGCAACCCCCTCGGGCAGTGGTGCGAGCAGGGGTTCCTGCGCCGGATGCCCGGCGAGTACCACGACATGACCGTCGTGGAAGCGGAGATCGAGGCGCTGATGGCCCGGTACGACATCCGCAAGATCGGCGTGGACCCGCACCCAAGCCAGGCGCGCGACATCAAGCGCTGGCAGGACCGAGGCTGGCCCATTGTCCCGGTCGATCAGTCAATCCGCACCATGGCCCCGGCGTGGAAGCTCTGGGGCGACCTCCTCAAGAGCCGCCAGCTGCTGTACGAGGACGATCCGGTCCTGCGGGCGGCGCTCAACGCCGTGCGGCTGGTGAAGGACAACGTGGGCAACATCCGCCCGGTGAAGGGGCGCAGCTCAGGGAACACCGACGCCGTGGTCGCCGGCAACATGGCCGCGATCCTGATGGAGCACCACCAGGTGCGCGAGGCGAGCGGCATCGCGAACAGTGCCTGCCCGATTGGTTAGAATCAGCGCAGACAAGACACGGATGACCCCCATCCGTCAATATCGCGGGCGTGTCAGCGCCGGGATTGAAGGGCAGGGGCCCGAACCCACATCCATTTCTGCGAACCGAATCGCAGGAGGGCCGCAAGGCCGAGCGCAAGGGCGCGACAGGCACCACCACGCTGGTGCCTGTTCTATTGTTGCACTCTCTCGAAATCCGCTTGACATCTGGGGGCACATTCGTTCCATGCGGGCGTGCCTTCGTGGTTCTCCAGGATCTTCGCCGTCAAGCCCACCGTCGTGGTGTGGCAGAACGGCACCACCGCCAGCAACGTCTCGCCGGCGACCCTGCCGGCCGTCGTGCGCGCGGTGCAGCTCCTGGCCTCTGACATCGCCCGCCTGCCGGTGCGCGTCGAGCGAGCCGACGGCAGCGTCATCGACGGCCACCCGGTCGCCCAGCTCCTGAGCCGCGATGCCAGCCGCTGGCAATCCGGCTTCGACTTCCGCCGCTTCGTTACGGGCTGCGCGCTCACCTCCGGGAATGGGCTGGCCCTGATTCGGCGGGCGAACGACGGAACTGTCGCCGAGCTCCAGCCCATCCCGGATGGCGCCGCCACGGCGCAGTTCACCGACGAGGGCGTCGAGTACCGCATCAAGGACGTGAAGCTCGCCGCCGACCAGGTGGTGCACATCGGCGCGTACCCGGACCTCGACTTCCCGGCGTGGTTCGTCTCCCCGCTCGACGCCTGCGCGCCGGCCATGCAGCTCGCGGCCGACCAGGACGCGGCGCACTCGGCGCTCGTCAAGACGGGCAGCACGGGCAAGATCAGCCTCAGCCACCCTGGCGCCATGAGCGACCAGGCGGTGCAGGCGATCCGCGACGCCTGGCAAACCATGCACGCGCAGCCGGACGGCGCCAGCCGCCCGCTGATCCTGCGCGAGGGGATGAAGGCCGAGCGGATCAGCCAGGAGACTTCGACCTCCAACCTGGAGAGCCGCCGGTTCTCGGTGCAGGAGATCGCCCGCGCCTTCGGCATCCCGCCCGAGATGCTGTTCCAGCAGGGCGGCGGCGCGCTCGCCTCGCAGTCCGAGACGGCCCGCGCGTACGTCGATGGCGGCCTCTCGCTGTGGGCCTCCGTCTGGAGCGCGGAGATCGAGCGCAAGCTCCTCCAGCCAGGCGAGTACCTGCGCTTCGACACCGACGTGCTGCTGCGCGGCAACCTCCGCGACGCCGGGATGGCGTTCTCCAAGCTGGTGCTTGCCGGCGTGATGAGCCCGAACGACGCCCGCCGCCGGCTGGGCCTGTACCCAATCGACGGCCTGGACGAGCCGAAGGTGTCGATGCCCGGCGGCGCAGCGGCCGCCACGGGACCGGACAACGCAGGGGAGGACAACCCCGATGCTTGAGGTCCGCACCACGTCGTTCGAGCGCGACGGCAACCGCCTGACCGGCTACGCGGCGGTCTACGACGCCCCGAGCCACCCGCTCGTCGTGCGCAGCGTCAACGGCGGGAAGCCGTTCACCGAGCGCGTGGCGCGCGGCGCGTTCGACCAGAGCCTTCGCGGGAACATCTCGCTGCTGGTCGGCCATGACCGGCGCGAGCTGCTCGCGAACACGAAGAGCCAGCGCCTGAAGCTCGCGTCGGACGAGCGCGGCCTGGCCTTCGATGTCCAACTGCCGGATACCCAGCGGGCGAAGGACGTGTACGCCCTGGTCGATTCCGGCGTCCTTTCCGAGATGTCTTTCGGCTTCGTAGTCCGCTCGGACGCCTGGAAGGGCTCCGAGCGCACCCTCACGCAGGTGGACCTGCGCGAGGTGTCCATCGTCGAATCAGGCGCTTATCCGCAGACGAGCGCTGAAGCACGCACCTACAGCCCGGCGCTTGCCCGGCTTCGTCTGCGGTTGAGGGCACTGACATGAAGACCACCGACCTGTTCAAGAAGCGCGCAAACCTCATCGAGCAGCGCGATGCGCTGTCCAAGGAACTGAACGAGCTCCTCGGCAGCGAGCAGCTGACCGCCGAGCAGGAGGCCCGTGGCTCCGAGCTCATGGACAAGCTGGAGCCGCTCAAGCGGGACATCGAGGAGATGCAGAAGCACATCGGTGCCTCGCAGCTCCGCGAGCGGTTCGCGTCCTACGCGGCCGTCGAGAAGGCCACCCAGGAGAACGAGAAGCGCTCCACCGAGTGGACGGCCTCGGGCGAGTACCGCGAGCAGTTCATCGACTGGTGCCGTGGCGGGCGCGCGCCCGAGACGCGCGGCCTGGCCGAGTTCCGCGACATCACGACCTCGAGCTCGTCGGGCGTCCTCGTCCCGAAGATCTACGAGGCCGGCATCCTGAAGTACCTCGACCGCAACACGGTCGTGCGCAACCTGGCCGACCTCCGCACGGGCGTGAAGGGCAGCGTCACGCTGCGCCGGAACAACCTCGAGACGGACGCGGCGGTCACGACCTTCTGGACCACCGAGGCCAACAAGACGCAGACGGCCTACGACGCGGCGCACGCCGAGATCAACCTCAATCCCGTCGGCGGCCTGCCGAAGTCGGAGCTCACCCAGTGGGTGGTCCGGCAGTCGGACTTCGACATCGAGGCCGAGGTCATCTCGCACCTCCAGAAGATGATCGCGCGCGGCATCGAGTCGGGCTAC